GGCCCCAATCGGCAACCGCAACACCACCGCCGCCGCATCCATGACCCCGTAGCTAAATAACACATTTTCCGGGGTAATTACCAACCCCGAATTGAACTCAATCTGCTCCGCCTCAAACAAGAAAACGGGGGACACCCGCGTTACATCCCAAGTGTCCGCATCATACTCCACCAGCCGGTGCGCGTAGTAAATCGGCTTCTTGCCATTCTTCTCGCCCATCCGGCGGTGCAAACAAGTCACCAAACGGCCCTTATGCGGTACAATCTGGCTAGACCCGCTCCACCCCACCAAATCTGCCCGGCCATCGCCGTAAAACACGGGTTCTAACATCGGGCTACCGCCAAACTTGTACACAGAAATCGGGCAAAACCAATGCACTAGCTTCAAATCTTGCCCATCTACATAAATGCCCCAGTTTTTTTCCTTTTTCTCGCCATTTGGCGACAAAAGTACCTGTTTTTCCGTCATAACCGGGGAAACTGGCGCCAGAACCATCGTATTCGCATCATTCCGGCTGGAATGCCCGCTGGCCAAACCCCACCAGGCCCCCTTCCAGGCAAACAACCGCATATCCTCCAAGCCGTCTTTGCAGACGGGGGACTGCCTGATCTCCGTATCGTCGATCTGGACCGCTGATAACTGCGCCAAGCTGGCGGTATCCATCTCCACCAGCCAATTTACCGTATCCGGCGCGCTGCCCTTGATCCAAATGGAGCCACTGGGCAACAAACGATAGTTCAACGTGCGAACCACCGCCCTGATCTTGTCACCATCCCACGCAATGGAAGGATTACAAGCCGCCATTTCACTAGGCAGCTTGATCTCCACACGCTCCGCGCCAGGAAACTGGCTTAAAATCATGCCACCTTCTCAAACAACATTAGCGTATTCCGCCCCCAAGGGGCTGGCTTGCGCCGCGTTGTCTCCTGAAACATCGCCGTTTCCACCACCAGATTACGGAAGCCGTGCTGACCAAACTTCTCCACCCAGTATTCCGCCGTCTGCTCATTAACATGATGGTGCCCGCCCTGGCCTGGCACCGCATGACACATCAACACCCGATCCGCACACCGCATGGTGGCAAACCAATTGTCCTCATACTTCGCGTCAACGTGTTCCACGAACTCCGTGGAAATACACAAGTCAAACCGCTGCCCAATGTCCAGCGGTCCCTTGGTATAGTCATGCAAGATAATAGGGCCGCACTTCGCCTTCAGAATGGCGTCGGGGTGCCCCTCTACCCCCAGCACCCGGCACCCCATGTCCTGGAACCATTTCAGATTGACCGCCGTGCCACAACCGACATCAATCACCGATTCGACACCATATTCCAGCAGCAACCAGCCCCAGATATCCGGCGTGAACGTGTGCCCGTCGCCTTCCTCATAATAACCACCCAAATGCGCCATCTCGTTCATGCGTGAACCTCGCTCGACATTTTACCCTGCAACGTCAACTGGCTGACCAGTTCGGGCAACACCGTCAGCACCTTCAACTTGGGCAACACCTTCTGCTCAAGCAAAATATCAACCGGCGTATTTGCTGGCTTGGTATGCTCAATCAACGTCGGAATGGCCCTCGCACGCCACCAAATAGCCGCCGTGCAAAGCGGAAACCGCACATCCCACAGTTCATCCCTGTGCTTGCGCTTCCACTTTTGATCGTCAACGCAACAACTCTGCAAGTAAACCCCATCCACATCCTCATCCACCTTGGCGCGGATAGCAGCCCACTTTTCCAGAAAGTTTTCCGGTAAAACCACATCATCCTCGAACACCATGAACTCGTCCGCTTGGTCATGCTCCGCCAGGTTCCAAGCCATGTGATGGCTCAACACCAGCGCCGTAACACCCCGCGTTACAAAGTAATCCGAGTGCATCGGTATCTCAGACTTGATCTGCATCGACTTGCCGTAGATGCCCCAGACCCAAGTTACCGGAACGCCTTCGCGCTCAAATTCTTGCTGAACGCGCGCCGTACGTTCAGGCGTTTCACGCAGCGAAATACAATAATACTTCATTCAGCCGCATCCCTAAACAAGTCACCCTGTCGCTGGGCTTCCTCTATCCGGCGACAGGCAATATCGAAATACTTGGGCTCCATCTCAATTCCAACAAACGGATGGCGCATTTGCACCGCCGCGACACCAGTTGAACCGCTGCCCATGTAGGGGTCTAGGATGGTGCCGCCATCGGGAACTTTGGCTTGCTGGATGCACCAAAGCATGAGGGGTACGGGCTTTTGCGTGGGGTGTTCCTTGCCTTCGGTGGCAAGTTGACCGTGGGAATAGTTGAAGGCGCGGATTGGCTGATCAAGGTTCGTCCACGCTAATTCAAGATGCCCGCTACTAAATTCACGAATAATTTTATCCCACGCAAGCCACCCGCGTTGCGCGGGCAAATCGTAGTAGTTGCCACCCCAAATAATGCAGATATTAGCAATCGCTGGCAATTCATGGACAAACTCGGCGCGATGCGCGTCCCATCCACCACCAACATCAAGCCCATCACGATGTCGCAAAGGCCATTTCTTCGCTCCACCTTGCCACTTATCGCCCAACCCATAAGGCGGATCAGTAATCACCGCCGCTGGCCTTTCCAGCGACGGCGCAATTTCGCGGCAATCGCCTAGATACAGCGTCGCCAGCCCTATCTTTTCGACTCTCACTTCTTCTTCGCCGCCGCCATGTTGTCGATCAGATTGGGATACGGGCGCCCCGCTGCCTTGGCCCTGGACATCGCCGCAGCCTTCTTGCCAGGCGACAACTTCTTCGGCTTCGGCAAACCCTTGGGCCGATCTTTGTCCCATACTTCTTTCATCAGACTACCCCTTTCACATTCCGCCGGATTGGCTGGCCCCACCTTATAGCATACCCACCACCACCACTGGCTACCGCCGCCGTGGTGGCGAAGGTAAGACAAAAGGCGTCCGCCTTGTCGGGTGATCTTCCTAGCCTGCGCTTCATGTGCGCCTTCGGCTCAATCTGTATCTTGCCCGCACTCGTCACCGTGTACAGCGGGCCACACAACTCATCCACCAAAGCCTCATCATTGGGAATGGTGCAATCCCGCTGCTCAAACCACTCCCTGGCCTTCCACCAGAGTTCGTCTCGTAGCCTGCTGAAGCGGTGCCCATCCAATGCTGGCAACTCGGCAACATTGATCCCACGGACAGGAAGGTTAAGTTCTCTAAGCCGATCCACCACACCCGCGCCCAAGCCAATCACGTCAACCAAGATTTCCTGGGGCCGCATCCCGCCAGGCGTGGCATCCCACTCCACCTTGATCATGCCGCAAGTCTCCATCAAATCCTTGCCGCGCCACATCTTAATCGGCTCGGTGATCGCATTGCCCCGGCGCTTGGCCAGGGTAGTGCTGTCATCGCCAAATCTTGCAACGTCCAATCCCCATACCACGGGCGCCGTTTGGCTGGGTTCCACCTGTCTAGTAGTGGCAGATTCTATGAGATGCCGCGCAATCAACGCATCGTCGTCGCCACTGGGGAACTCACCAAGCACCCGAACGCGGTACTGGTTTGACCCGTCGCCATACTGGGACGCCATATCTTCCAAGAACGCCTTGTCCACCGTGTCCGCATCATGACAACTAACCCGCTTGCCCCACCACCGCTTGCGGTTCTTGTTGAACGCATCATAGAAATAACCCTGGCTGCGCGTGGGGTTCCCGGTCATTACCACCTTGGCGCCCTCAGTGGACAAGGCGCCTTGGCCGACCTCGAACACGATGTCGGGAACGCCAGATGCCTCATCAATCACAAAGAGGAGGTTTTCGGAGTGGAACCCCTGCAAGGCTTCCGGTTGTTCCCGGCGACTGGTTCTGGCCACTGCAAAGCTGTCAGGGACGCCAGCCAACTCGATCTTGTCAGACTTGATCTCCAACAAGCGCCGCATTCCCTCGGGCAGCTTGCGGTGCCATTTGCCAATCTCGGACCACAAGACATCGGATAACTGGTGCGCGGTGTTGGCGGTGCAAACGACCTTGGTTGGCAGTCTGGTGAGGAGCCACCATAACACCAGCCAGGACAAGAACGCTGTTTTGCCGACGCCATGGCCAGAGCGAATCGCCACACGGTCATTACTGGCAATCGCCCTAAGAGCGTCCGCCTGCCACTTTTGCGGGGTGGCGCCAAGCATGGATTCGACGAATAAGACGGGGTCCGTTGCCAACTGCTCGATAATCGCCGCCTGTTCGTCGGCAGTGGGGGCGGCAGGGGGTGGGGGTGCTATTGGGCCTGTGTCTTGGTACGCTGGGGGTGGGGCTTGGACGCCATTGGTCTCCGCTTCGGCAGCGGCTCGCGCCGCCGCCTCCGCTGCTAGTCTAGCCCGCCGTTTGGGTCTGCCTGCCATGAGAGCCTGATTCTATCCTAAATTTTCACGGGGGGTAAAGGGACGTTTTGCCTTTTTGCCCCCACCCCACGGGGGGGGGTGAAAGAAGCATATGGCCCTGGCCAGCCCGCCCCCCCGGTTTTTTCGAAGGGGGGGGCTGGGCGGTGGGGTGGCAGAATGGCCGGAAACCCGTGGAACCGCATAAGGTCCATTATGTAAAATTCCACGCTAACCCTTTGATTTCATTCGCTTCTTCGGTTTGCTTGTAACGGCATCATTTCCTATTTTTTGGATAACGTCGCCCGTCTCTGGATCAACATCAACTATTTGATTTCGTTGCTTTTCTTCTTTGATCCGCTGATTAATGCGCTGGGACGCAACGCGCAGGGCTTCAACATAGCTTTCGCCCACTTCCACCTGATGCTGTACCTTGTCGCCATAAACCCTAGGCGCAATCTTTCCGACGTACCAGCGTCTTGCATCGAATTTTAACCGGGCGCGCTGCGGATCGTCCGTATTATTTTCGGTTGCCTCTTTGATCGCCGTTTCAGCGATGACGTGGGCCATCCGCTCACGGGCGCGCGCGTAATCCTGCCACCACTTCGGGTCTGCCAGCCAGCGATTGATCACGCTGGCGCTTGGCATCCCCTCAATGCGGTAAATATCCACCATCAGGACACCTTTGCCGAGTAGTTCCAGTATCTTCGGCATATGCTCGTCATCGATCCAGATCGGCGTCAACCTACCCACGTCATACCCCTCTCGCCATTCAGGTGCGCTCATAGTGCGCCCCTAACCGTTCTAACGCCTGCACCACCTGGCCAGCCGCCTTTGCCACCTCAAGCCCTTTACACTCAGCCCAGCCCGTCACCGTGCCATGGCTAAGAACCGTCCAAGCCAGCGCAGGCATAGCGGTACTACCAACCGCCCTAGAAGCCCTTAGATACGCCTCACGCGCCCCAAGCCTCCCTGCCTGCCCCGCATAATAATCATCTCGCAGCCGCTTTGCAGCGGCATACAGCGCCTCGCTAATCATACCCCTCGCCAGCATTACATCTGGCGCCCAATACCTCTCCGTCACAAGCGTACAGCCTTCCTGAATATCCGGCCCGAAGTCTATGCGTTCTGCCTCGAATGCCCGGATCATGCTCAACATTAGATCGGGATTTCATCTTCGATCAATTGCCCCCGTCTTACCACCTTCGCCTTCGGAAATGCAGCCTTGATTTCCGCGATAGGCGAAGCCCCTTTCAGAACCCGCCCCACCTCCTCCACCGTCCAGGCTTCTGCGTTCCACCCTTCCGCCTTAGCCCGTGCCAGGACCGCCTGTGCATGGGTATCATCCTGACAGATGCAGATGGTGCCCCGTTCCGCCTCATCGGCCTGCACGGTCAGCAGCGGCCCCGGGAGCGGCTCATGCCCGCCAGCCCGAGCCTCTGCTTCCAGTGCTCGCCAAGCCCGCGTCATCATG